CCCGACTTGGCGGCGCCTGCTCCGTTGGAGGAAAGTACTTTGTCGAAATAATCCTAAGTTCTTTCGAGGAGCACTTGTTGTGAGATATAATTCTTTCAGAGCAGCGTTGGGAGCGGAGGCTGAACCAGTTGCCTAAGCACCCGAACGACAAGTACGGATTAGACTATCCCCGGATCGTGAAGATGGAAGTCATGACCCCGGGACCGGTCAACTTCTTTCCGATCACTCCTGAGATCATGGACGAGGTTGCCAGCAGCTACGATCCGATCCACGTGCTGCAGGCTCCCTTGGTCGTGGACCACGTCGAGCGGGGACCGGCCTACGGGCACGTGCTCTCCCTCTCGGTGGACGACACAGGAGGAGCGGACAAGGACCTCAGGCTGATCGCCGAAGTGGGACTTCTGCCCGAGGGCGTTCAGCTCGTGGAGAGCGGATCCTACCCCGAGCGGTCGGTGATGTTCCTGAACTACTACCCACTCGAAGGCATCTGGTACTTGAACCACCTCTCCCTGCTAGGAGCTGCCTGCCCCGCAGTGATCGGGCTGGATCCGGTGGACTTGGCCGACATGACCGAGGAGGAGATGGCCAAGGCTGGATTCTCCGAGGTAGTCGTCAACGTGGGGAAGGTGTGTTCGGAGAGGATGCACACCTGGAAGAAGACGGAGCGGCACCTCGAGTTCAGGATCAGGCCAGTCTCCCGATTCAAGTCGCTCGAGGACGTTCCGATAAACAAGAACAGCGGGATAGGCGCCCGCGTGGGTGTGCTGAAGAAGAAGTACGTCAGGGAGGGGCAGTCCGAGGACAAGAAGGTGAACCAGGCGCTGCTGTTCGACCTGGCTCGATGGGACATGCCTCGCGCCAAGCTCTGGATGAGCAAGCGCTCCCTGTCCCGGGACGAGGCGTACGAGCCGGAGCGGCTGGTCGCTTCGATGGAGAGGATAGACGAAAGCGTGGAAGCGGTGATGGCGGAGTTCTTGCAGGAGGACCTGATCGTCGAGGCCGTCTGGGATGAGACGGATCAGTACATCAGGCACCGGTTGCGAGAACCGGAAGACTTCAAGGAAGGGTCGTTCAGGACCGTCGACATCGGCAAGGACACCGGCATCAAGAGCGTGATGGGGAAGCTGAAGGATCCTTCTGAGGATCAGAAAGGAATGGTTCCCCAGAACTTGATGTTCAACAAGTCCGATCCCTACGGCTGGACGATGGAGAAGGCGAAGCAGTGGGTGAAGGACCATCCTGATTTCAAGGCCTCGAAAGGGGCGGAGAATAATCCAACTAGCAAAGAGAACCTGACCGCAATAGCGGAAGGAGGAACAAGGCCCATGCCTGAGACCACGGTGACCGCTGATGGCGGTCAGACCGAGAAGACGATCATAGTTCAGGCTGGAAGCGCAGCCCATTTGGAAGCCGAGAACGCGAAGCTTCAGGCCGACCTCGAGAAGAGCGAGGCCGAACATTTGGCGATCCAGTCTGCGCTTCACACCGAGCTCGAATCCAATAAGCAGAAGCTCAGGGTGAACATGATCAAGACCAAGGTGCTCAACCTGCAGGCCGTGGGGTACGTCGCCCCGGCGCAGGTTGCGGCCGGCCTGATCGAGGCGCTCGCGGCTCTGCCTGCGGACGCCAAGGTAGGCGAGGCGCTAGCCGAGGACGTGATCCTCGCATGCCTCAAGTTCGGAGGCATGATCAAGCTGAAAGGGGAGATCGCGAACATCAAGGAGACTCCCAAGAAGAGCACCGATCCCGACATCGACGTGCTCGAGCACAGCGGAGCCAGAGTGACCGGAGGCAACGTCGCGAGGCGCGCCCGGGAGCTCAGGAAAGAGGGCAAGGCTCCGGACGAGGCGTATGCCCTCGCAGTCCAGGAACAGAGGGGTGATGTCTGATGCCAGGCATTCACGATTACACGCTCCAGAAGCACAAGAAGAACGTGCTTCACAGCGAGCGCCGCATAGCCGAGACCGCAGTCGCAGACGGCAACGTCGTCATGCTGGGAAGCGCCGATTGGATGGTGGTCCCTGCCTCCGCCAACGCGCAGGCCCTGGGCGTGGCCCTCAACACGGTCACCACTGAGCAGATCGCCGAGTGGGTGGCCGGGGGCGACATCGCAGCGGTCGAAGTTGAGGTCGCCATGATCGGAGTCGTTCCGGTCATCGCCTCCGAGTCCATCGACGCGGACGACTTCGTCATCCCCAACACGGGTGGCCAGGTTCAGAACGCGGCCGGAAACGGGTTGGACAACATCATCGGCAAGATGCTCAAGGACACTGACACGGACGAGGAAGGTCACATGCTCATCGTCTATTGCGGCAGCACCAGAGGACAGACTTGATCAAGGAGTGATGAACTAACATGAGTCCCGGAGAACCCACTATCGAACAGGGTCACATAGATGCGGCCCTGACGGACTTCGCGGTGCAGCGGTTCTACTACGCCGACAACTACATCGCGAACATCATCGCTCCTCCTCAGGCCGTGCCTAACAGAAGCGATGAGTACTTCGTCGTCAACCCCCGCGAGGGGCTGACCGACGAGCACGAGGAAGAGCTCATGTACGGGCAGATCGCCACCGAACTCAACTTCGTGGTCGGCAAGGGGAAGTACGCCTGCCAGCTTCACGGCAAGCGGCACTTGGCCGCAGACGGCATCATCCGCAACGCGGACGCCGCCGTGAGGGACATCCTGAAGGGCGACAGCTACCTCCTCAACAACATGAGGATCAGGCGGGAGCGCGACCTCTGGGTGCTGGTGACCGAGTCGGACACCTACCCCGGAGGCGCCGGTGGATCCCACTGGATCACGGCGGCTCTGCCCTGGGACGACGACGACTCCCTGCCCAAGAAGGACATCGACGCCGCGGTCCGAGTCATCGAGCTCGACTCCGGCGTGACTGCCAACACGCTGGTCGTTCCGCCCATAACCTACGACCAGCTGACCAGCAACCCTGACGTCAAGGACCTCATCAAGTACAAGCTTGGCGACCTCTACCTCCGCACCGGAGGCATCGGGGACGTCGTCTACAACTTGAGGATCGTCAGAGCGGCGGCACTGTTCGACTCGGCCGCTCCGCTTGAAGCGTCCAACATCAAGTTCATCTGGGAAGACGCCAGCAGCGATGCCGGGGCCGACTGGGCCTTGGTCTGCTACGTCGATCCCAACCCCGGTCTCTGGACTGCCGGGTTCGCTACTCAGTTCATCTGGAACATGAACAACGCGGCTCCCGGCATGATGGGGCGCCTTCGCGTCTACCGAGACGAGGAGAGGGAAGGCGAGTGGCACGAGTTCAGGACCGACTACGACATGGTGGTCACGAACAACAACGCCGCCGCCCTGATCCACGGAATCGGGACCGGCAGCTGATCATTTCGAGGAGACTGAGATGGCTACTTACCGAGCGAAATGCACGTTGAACGACCTTCACTTAGGAATCATACCCGGGGGGAGCCGTGTACCTCCCGGGTACTCTCGCCTCGAAGAGGCGATAAAGAGGGGATGGGTGGAGGAGGACTTGACTCCCGAAGGGAAGCCGATTCCTGAACCCGATCCCATCCCCTCGTTTGATCCTGAGTCGTCTAAGGACGATCCAGACATCTTGGCCGAAACCTCCTCTCAACTCCCACCCGCCTCCAACGAGGGTCAGTCCATCGAAGACCTGAACTTCCTTTTCGCCTCCGACGTTCAGAACCTGTTGGAGGCGGGCATCTCCTTCGTGAAGGACTTGTCCACCTGGAGCGTGGATGGGTTGACTGCGATCCCTGGGATTGGAAAGGTCAAGGCTCAGAAGCTGATGGACGAGTACTCGGATATGGAGTGATCGCGGCAATGGCCCCTAAGAACTACAAGGCAGTCAAGGATTGCCGCAAAGCCTGTGGAGCCTTAATGATACGAAAGGGTGAACGGCTGACCCTGGACGACAGGAATCCCAGGGTCAAGGTCTGGATCAAGAACGGTTGCCTCAAGGAGATCTCGAAGAAGTGACCGGTATCGCGAAATACACGACGATCAGGGAACTCAGGCTGTTCATGCCTGACCGTCACATCGTGAACAATGCGATCGACCGATCAGGCGCCCAGCTCTCGGACTACGATGTTGTCCGCAAGGTCGAGGACCACATCGACGATGCCAGCAGGGAGATGGATGGTTACCTCAGAAGATACTTGACAATCCCCATAGATCCCACGGTGACTCCTCTATCGGGGACCCTGACGTTCACTAGGGGGTCGAGGCTGGTCACAGGGGTCACCACCCTGTTCTCCTCCGAGCTGAAGATTGACGACGAGGTGAGGCCCGACTCGGCCGAGAACTACAGAGTAATAGTAGAGAGCGTGGTAGACGACTTCAGCTTCATGGCTCAAGACGTTCATTACCTCGAGGCTCCTTCTCCACTGTCAGGGTCGGCCAGCGTCTACGAGCCGAACGTCCCCGCCGAAGTGGAGATCTTGGTCAGGGGGCACTTGGCCTACATCCTTTGGGGACGAAGGGGAACCAACGCCAACAACCCAATGGTCGATCGAGAGCGGTTCTACGAGAAGACCATAGCCGAGATCAAGAAGGGTGAGTTCAGGATCGAGTCCGTGGCGAATGGGAAGCAGGTCGAGAAGCCCTCGGTCACCAAGTACTACAGGTACGATGGAAGTCGAGTGAGGAAGACGTTCACCGATCGGAGAGTGAGGGACTACCTGCCATGACTGGATTCAGCGTCAAGGGCAACTCCACCTTTGGATTCGAGGAACTGACTCGAGCTCTTCAGATCGCGAAGGAGAAGAGTCGGGATATGTCCGAGTCTTTTCAGGCGGTCGGAGAGCGCATGCTCCGGTTTAATAAACTCGATCACTTCAGGGATCAGAAGCAGAGGGATGGTTCTGCCTGGCCCCCTCTGAGGGAGAGCACTCTGGCGCGTCGAAGAAAGGGCAAAGGTTCCAGATCCGGAAAGCCTTTGCAGGACACTGGCCGCATGAAGGCAAGCATAGCCTCCAGGTTTGGATCCACCTGGGCGGAAGTTGGGACCAACGTCGAGTACGCGCCAGCGCATCAGTTTGGAGTGGACAAGACCGTGACCGAGAACGTGCGAGCCCACGCGAGGACCCTTGGAAAGAGGGTCAGGGCCAGCTCCTTGGTCAGGGAGCACAGTCGCTCTCGTCACATTCGAATACCCAAGAGGGAGTTCATATTCGTCAACGCCAGTGAGCAGGCAGTGTTAGTCAGTTTCTTGACTTGGCACTTGCTCCGAGATCTTAAAGTCAAGGTGAACCCACCCTCGCCATGATCACTTCTGATTTGAAAGCCAGGTGGAACGAGATTGTCGAGGCGGCATCTGAGACCCTCAACGAGGTCGTCATGGCGATAGTGGACGATCCCCCCGACGTGTCTATCAACCCCCGTCAGCGAGCGTTCGATCCCCTGTGGGCTGGGCGGTACGAAGCGATCAAGGACTTGAACGTCGTCACGCGCAGCAGGCGCCTGAGCGACACTTCGGAGTACGTGGACAGGTATCCGATGTGTGGGTTCTTCCTGATGGGAGTGGCTCCCCAGCCGATGCCCGACGGGGAGGAGGCGTTCGTCGCCAGCCTGGGATGCCTGGTCGCGGTGGAGGCGGAGACGTTCACGATCGGAATGTACGAGCTTTACGAGATCCACTACGCGATCAGGTCCATCTTGAATCTCGACAAGTCTTTGGGGGAGATAAGCAAGCGAGGAGGAGTGGTCCTGGACCTGATCTGGAGGGGGATGTCCGATCCATCCATGGACTACGAAACGTTGCAGAATCCGTTCATATCCGTGGTGTCGAACTTCGACGTGTTCTTCGTGGAGGCGCTTCACAAATGTACAAACCCTACAGGATCTTGAAGAAGATAACCATCATCGGCAAGGACCCTGCCTCGATGAGGGAGAAGTATCCCAACGGTAGAGCGATCATCCGCCCTGGGTGTGTGGTGATGGAGTACTTGCCGGAGCAAGTGGTGAATCGACCCTCGGAGCAAGAGGGCAACGTGTTCGACTTCATGAAGGAGTCTGCCAGGGAGATCCCCCAGGACGAGGAGGGGTTCGATTCGAGGACTAGCGGAGTGGCCCGAAGCGTGAGCACCTCCCTGAAGGCCAAGAAGGATGCACTGTTGGAAGAGGCGAAAGAAAAACATCAGAGGAAGTTAAAGTCCGAAAGCAAGGAGGACAAAGACGATGAGTGACACGAACCTAGTCAGCCATCCCGAGAACTTGCACATAGGCCCCGCCAAGCTTGCCTTGTACGATGAAGTCAACGACAGGCTGGTCATGGTCGGCAAGGTGGACGGCATCGTGTTCGAGAAGCTGGACCCTGCGGTGGCGATCCATCAGGATGTGGTGAACAACAAGTTGGTCGAGGTCCGGGGCCAGGCCACCGAGGACAAGTACAGGCTCCGAGGACGATTCGTGGAGCTCCTCGATCCCAACACCTTGTACCTGTTCATGAAGAATTGTGGATCGGTAGTGGTAGACGATGAATGCAACATCGTCACGACTGTGGAGGAGTACACGGTCTACGAGGACCGGTGCTTCGTGCTGAACCACAACAACGGGTTCTACGGTGGCGGATCGCTGCCCGCTCCTGCTGGAGTGATTGGGGTGGGGTTTGGGTCCGGCGGAACGATCCCTCGAGGGCATTACACGATAGTGGTCACAGGGATGTACGGCACCACGGAGGGAGCCTATGTCGAATCCGCAGATGTCTTTGTCGACACAAACGAGTCGCTATTTGTTCATATCACACCTCCCGTGAGTGGTATTCCCTCATCCTACCAGGTGTATATATACGATAATGTGGGAGAGACCCGAGGAGATGCGATCTTGATAGGAAGCGGTATTTTTACCGCAGGATCTGGAGGACTTGATATACTTTATAATGAACTCGTGGACCTGGGCGACTACCCCGGAGACCAGACCGGCTCCTTTGTTCTCACTGATACCGATGGGGTGCCATTCGTGGCGGGGACCGACTACACGCTCGACGAGACGTGCGCCCTGGTCTGCCTCGAAAGCCTGGCCGATGGCGGTTCGATCTGCAACGGGCAGAGAGTGATCGCCACCTACACCTACCGCGAGAACGAGAACGTGAGCATGAGCATAGGCCCGGCAAAAGTCAACCCCAAGCTCGTTCACCCAGTCATTCTCGCGATGAAGGATGACGACAGGAATCCACCCGCAGCCAAGGGCATCGAGATCGAACTGTACAAGGTCTTGGCCGAGTCCGGATGGAGTCTGGCCCTTTCCGCCCTCAGCTTCGACAATGGGTTCGACTTCACCTGGATCGTGCTCCACTCCGAGAGGACGATGAGCCACGGCAAGGTGACCACCTACAACAGGCACTACCATTGCTACGCGCCGCTCAACTGGGCGACCCTCACGCAGTGGCACCAGGCCGAAGCCTGCGCGGAGGCGGCCTCGTGAGAGTCATACTGATCCTTGCCACGGTTTTCCTGATGGGGTGCTCGAACTCCATCCCCACGATGCCCATCGATCACGTGGGCCCTCCCAAGCCGCCTCACAAGTACGACGCGGGGATGGGCCACAAGGGAATGGACTTAGTCAACCCTTCGGCGGAGACGGTCATTCATGCGTGCTCCGTCTGTCATGAAATAATCTGAAAAATCAAAGGAGCGAGCAGCCATGTCCGAAGACAAGACCCCGCAAGAACTTTTGGAAGAAGAAGTCATAAGGTCAAGTCGTCCCAAGAGGATAAGCTTCTGGGACGTGGATGGGGAGCTTCACCTGGTGAGGATACTTCCTTTATCGATGGACGATCTCACCTCAGTCACCAACATAATAGTTCAGGTCGTGAACAAGGCCGTTGATTTTGGGACGGCCTACGACCTCAGATTCGCCGATGCTGCTCGCTCGGTTGGGAGCGCGGCTCAGGGCAAAAACTCTGAGCCGGCTCCTTCCGAGCGGCTCCTTCAAGAGGCTGCGATAGAGGTGGTCAAGCAGTCAGACGGTGTGCTCAAGTGGTTGATCGAGCACGCGACCGACGCCAAGTGGGAGACGGTCAAGGGAGATTACTTGGCACTGCTGGAGTTGGCACTGAAGTGCATCGAGCACAACACGGGCCCGAGGCTGGCCCATTTTTTCGGAGTAAAGGCAAGGAGCGTTCTTCAAGACTTAGGGCTGGAGATAGTAAGAGGTCAGGGGAAGACAGATCCATCGGATTCTATCGGACTGAAACCCTCCTTGCCGGAGTCGGTCATTTCGGACCTGACATCAAGTTTTGGACTCTCGGGGAGTACGTCATGAGAGTGAGAGCTGCGACTTACGCGTACCAGAGGGAGAAACTCGATCAGCAGTGGCTCGCCCACAGCCTCAGGATGTACAGCAAGAAAGAAGAGGCGGACAAGACGGAGACGGAGCTGAAGACGGCGGACAGGAAGCTGGACAGAGGGTACGACTACTTAGAGGATTGACATGCCAGGATTCTTTGGGTCCATAAGTCAGTTGTTCAACGTCGGGGTTCGCTTCACGGCGGACACGAGTCAATTTGTCAATGGGATTGGGGCGGCGGAAGCAAAGACACAGGGTTTCAACAATCA